AGCGTTGTCAAGTGGAGAGACCGCTTACGGATCTCCACACGGCACTTAGGATTGTGCCGCACCGGATCTATATCAGATCCGGGTCCTCCGGAGCTTCATGCGGACGGCATCCGGTCGTCCAGCTCGTTCTAGGTGGTGAGGATCCTCGAAGGGTTCTACCTTTCGAGGACTCAACACCTTGAGCAAGGCTCCTACTCCCGACACCGGCGAAGCCGGCAACAGGGATTGGAGCACCCAGCCCTTTACCATTGGGGCTTGGGTGTCGCGGTCCAGCACTTCAGGAGGATTTTCATCCCACCTGTAGGGCAAGACAGTCCAACGACCCAGCACAGAAGACCTAGGCGCCTTTTCTTCCCATTGAGAAGGCGATGTGACTTCGAGAGTGGGATACCAGCCCCCCAAAAGGGTTCGGTTCCACTCATCAAGCCACGCGGCCGTCCGCCACAAACCGTTCAGGTAAAACCTGTTCCGGAGTGCAACGGTCGACTCGGTCTCCCGAACGAACCGACGTGACGAGGGAAGTTCCCAGTTACGGCCATGAACAACGGCCGACCGGACACGGACCACAGATACATCGTGGCCCGCGTAGTACTCCCTTCCGCAAGACTCTCTGAACGAACCAGTCCAGAAAGACTTGTTTGAGTTAACCTTGAAGCCGAACGTTTCAAGGCTCGCAATCACGTCATGAGCGAATTCCACGGGGACAATGATATCGTCTCCGTAGACGCGCACCCGCTTACGCAGCATACGAACATCGCTGCGTGAGAGCTGGCGAGCTGAGCCCTTCTCAATCCCTAGGAAGACGACAGTCGCAAAGACCATCGCCTCCACAGGAAAAGTGAGGGCTGAACCCATAGATGCGAACTTGGCCAGGCGAATAACGCCATGACCAGGCACATCAGCACGTCTAGACCTAGTGGCATCCAAGGCTTCACTTACGTGAGACCAAGGTTCCACCATGGCGCGGACAAGCTGATTGGAGACACGGTCGGAAGCTTCACTCAAATCGAGTGTTGCTAGGCTCTTGGTAAGAGAGCCCTCAGCGGCCAAGTGGTTGTTACGCCACTGGTCATCGAATCCGACAACTCTACCCATCACATGATCGCGATGAATAGAGTCCACGATCATCGCAGAGACACCCTGCTGCATATACTGCATGTAGGATGGCTCAATTGCAATGATACGAGGTGACTTCAGCGTCTTAGGAACGGTAATGACCCGAACAGGGCGTTCCATTCCAGGTTCGAGAAAGTCAACACGGTCAAGGCGGTTGTGATACCGCCAATTCGGAAGCGCATATTCCCCATAAGGGAACGTCGCTTCCAACCGCTGGCTCCACTCCGCAAATTCATATTTGCGGTTGCCGGTCTTTCGATCGGCGGTGGCACCAGGGCCGTGCTTTGGGACAAGGTAGGGCCATTCAGGATCAGAAATCCTGGGTCCTTGGTGTTCTGCAAAGAGATCGTTATCGACTCTCTGTAGAACCTCGCTCCAAAGTAAACGAGACATCCGTCGAAATTCTGCCATGTTTTGGTCAGAACGAGACGCGTCGAATTTCTTGACTTCCTGCTCACAATCGACAAACCCCCTTAGAGATGCTCGAACCCGCTTCGCAGTGGGCTCGACTTGGATCTTGCCGAACAACAGCGTTAGCTGCCGAACGGCGTGGATCGCATCAATGTTGGGCAAGTCGATCAGATCGCCAGTTGCGCGATCGAACACGAGCTCGAGGAAACCTCCGAGAAATCGGGGGAGCCCTGCCTGCCAGGAGAAACCCTGGAACAGGTCGCGAGTTACCCTGCCAATGGACAGACTTTTTTGGAAGTCGTCACAGAAGCGAGGTAGAGTTATCGCTAAAAACGATGACCCTTCGTGTTCTACTCGACCCGTGAGAGTTTGAAAATCACGGGTGGTGCTTACGCTGCACATGTCGCCATATTCATCAGCGACGACACGCCAGAGCATCATCAGGCTTTTCATCCATCCCTCCTAACAGAGGTGTCTGGAATCCCTAGCCACAATGCAGAAGAGGAGAATGGTGTTGACTACTAGAATAAGTAGCCAGAACCATTCCGCTGTGAAGCGTCGGGCCTTGTCAAAGAGCCCGTTCCCCCGCCAGATCATCGTCAGCTCTCGCCGGCGATAACCTTGGTCACGTTGGCATCAGAAAGCCAACCCAGAAGGCCCTTGGTATTAGCCAAGAGCTCAGCGTTACTGTAGGTCCCGTCGTCCGGCTCATCGATCACAAGGTAAGCACTACAGCTCACCTTGCGGTTGGTGGTCGTAACGAACGGGTCCGGAGTAACCTTCTGGAAATCCACCCGTACCGAATGCCGAACACGACCACGATTAGTGGACGCATGGCCAACGGTAAGAGAAACCGACTCGTCATCCTTTGTATAGGTGGCGGTTCGGTCCCCTTCGCTCACTCGCGGAAGCGACTGAGCGACGGATGAAACTGTGACTGACTGCGGGTCTGAAAACATTGTGGCAACACTCCAATGTGTGAGAAGCCAACTGCGGGATACAGTCAGCCGGGTAGATACATGACCTGGATTGGCCACGCATCATGGGTTGGTACAGCCACGGTTGGATTACCGCGCTAGTACCCTGCTCCGGCTCATGCCGAGAGCAGCAAGAATGGCCCATTGCCTCGTAGTAAAACTATCTGGCGTTAGACCAAATCCGAACGGTGTAGCAGCACGCCTCCGCTTTATATCGGTCGTAAAGACCTGGCGAGCGCGTACTGGTAGGCCCGGTTTAAGCACCGTGCCTACATGCGAGTAGTCAGTGATGATAAGCTTATGCTCCATCACATAACCATATCGCATCACGAGACCATCTTCTAGGAACATGGAGGCGTTGTTTAATGCGTCTCCAATGTTTGTCACCCAGTCGATGGCCCAGCTGTATGGCGTAAGGTCCCAGATTGTACTGGGGTCAAGCGACAGGCCATATTGATACCTGGCCTTGTTCACTTGCTCACTTATTGCAGCGAAAGACCCAGAAGTGGGCTTCGCATGATAAGTGAAGGCTCCACTAAACCACACGTCCTTAACGGTCGTAGTGGTCTTCGTGAGAGTTCCTTGCGCCACCTCGTAAAGGTAGTTGTTCAAAGCCGGAACAGGGGTAACCCCGTTTACCGTCTCGACTTCCACCTTTGCGTCGGATGGAAAACGATAACTGCGCCTGACAATCTTCCCAGAGTCACGGTAATACTGCGCCAATATCTTATGAGAATTGACGTAAGCATCCGTTAACTGAGAGATGTCGTTGAGAAAAGGCTTGACCCCGAACTCATAGTTCAGGTACTCCGAAGGGTGATCATGTCGAAAGACACTATTCACTCCCAGGAAGGCCGGAAGGCCGTCTCGCATTGTCTCAGCCACCGCCGTGGTGGCCGCAGCGTGGGGATTCAGGGGAGCGCAGCGAGAAATCGCCGTCGTTCCCATGATATCCAGCTCCGTCTCTGTAGACGGAATCGCTTTAGTCCACGCGCCGGTCGTATTAAGATCGGCATTCGCGAACTTGGCGAACTGAGGACCGCTATACCCAAAGTATTCTGGGTGAGCCTTGGTAGCATGGACGGGATGGTAGTGGTTACTATCATCTTCGTACCAATACTCCCTAGACTCAAACGGTCCACCCACATCACCTGGCTTGATTTGCCCCTTGCTAAGAAGCTCGGAGTATTTAGGCCAGATCGTCACGTTATCCCAAGTCTCTTTCGAGCCCTGGAACGTGTACTCGGTCGTCGGACCCGTTTGGGTCTCCATCGTATAGACGGAAGAGTAGCGGTGGGTACGGTGTCCCATCGTATCCACTCTATGCCGACCGTAGTAATCCATCGCAGCATCCGTTCGAACATGACACGTCCATATCCTTTGCGTGGGGAACCGCGCAGGGGACGTGACAGCGTGCCTTGACATGGCAAGTGCTAAGCACCGGGGGGCCCATC